GTCTTCGTGGAGAAGGCGCCGCCGTACTGCGTGCGGGTCGTCACGCTGAAGCCGGCCGACGTCGAGCTCGGCATGCAGCAGGCCGCCGTCGCGGCCGAGACCTTCGCGACCTGCGGCCAATCCGGCCGCTGGCCTGGGCCCGGCGGTGAGCAGCAGGACGCCGAGTTCATGGACCTCCCTGAATGGTCGCGAAAGGCCGCGGCCGACCGCCTCGCAATCTACGAATTGGAGCATGCAGCATGACTGCGAACCTTCCCGCGGAGCGCCCGCGTACGCCCGTCGCCGCCGGCGCGGCGGTTGCGGCGATCGTCCCGCAAGACCTCGATCAGGCCTACCGCCTGTCCACCGCCCTCTCCGCCTCGGGGATGGCTCCCCGCGGAATGGACAAGCCGGAGCAGATCCTCGTCGCGATCATGGCTGGCGCCGAACTCGGCCTCGCCCCTTTCCAGGCGCTGCAGTCGTTCGCCGTGGTCAACGGACGGCCGACGATCTGGGGTGACGGCCTCATGGCCGTGGTCCGAGCGCGCGGCGTGCGGGTCAAGGAATGGATCGAGGGCGAAGGCGAGGCCATGGTCGCGCACTGCCACGTCATCCGCCCCGACAGCGGCGAAGAGGTCGAGCGGGCCTACACCGTCGCGGACGCGAAGAAGGCCGGCCTGTGGGGCAAGCAGGGCCCCTGGCAGCAACACCCGAAGCGCATGCTTCAGATGCGGGCGCGGGCTTTCGCGCTGCGCGATGGCTGCGCCGACATGCTGCGGGGCGTCCAGGTGCGCGAAGAGGTCGACGACTACCAACATGCTCGCGACGTCACGCCGAAGGCCTCCGGATTGCGGGAGCGCCTGAACGGGCCCGCGACTGACGAAGGCTTCAGCGCCCACCATGCTCCGCCCGAGCCCGTCGAGTTCGCCGAGCACGCGGAGGAGATCGCCGAGGCCGAGTTCAGCGCGCCGGAGCCTGACGCTTCGCCCGAAGACAGTTTCCCGGGCGATGCTCCAATCGACGATGAACCGACGGCTTCGCTCGAACTCGCCGACGCGAGCTTCGACCCCATCGAATGGGCCGGATTCTTCATGCGCGGCCTGGCGCACCTGCACACCGTCCCCGAGGTCGAGGACGCGTGGAAGCGATCTAAGGCGGCTGGCTATGTCGTCAAACTCACCGCGCGGAACCGCGCCCTCGCCGAGCAGCTCGTCGCCGCAGTGAACGAGCGCGTCGCTGAACTGAAGGCGGTGTGATGCCTCTCCGCATGGACGCCGACAAGCGGCGGAAGCTAGACGAGCTGCGCGCCCAGGTGCGGGAGCTCGAACGGCCGGAGCGCGACGCCGCCAAGATCCGGCTCGCCAAATCGCGCCGCAAGCGCGAGAGGGCGATCGATCCGGCCGACCGCGCGCAGCGCCAGCCGCGGCAGACGGACCCCGGCTTCCTGGCCTATCTTCGCCGACAGCCCTGCGAGGCCCGCGGCTTAGGCGACTGCCACGGTCCCATCGAAGCTGCGCATATCCGGTATTCTGACGCGGCAAAGGGCTCGATGAACCCGGGCATGCAGCGGAAGAACCACGACCGCCACGCCAACCCTCTCTGCCGCTTCCATCACCAGCACGACCAACACAAGCGCGCCGAGCGGGCCTTCTGGAGCAAGGTCGGCAAGGACGCCTACGACACGGCCGCAGCGCACTACGTCGCTTACCTCCGGGTGGAGGTCGAGCATGGCTGAGCCCTACATCGCCCACCTCACCCGCCAAGTCGCCGCAGTGAAGGTCACCGGAAGGTGGACGCCTGGCCGCAAGGCCTGCCTGCTCGAGCTTATCCGCCGCGGCGTGCTCACGCCCGATCAGGCTCGCGCCCGCTACCGCATCTCCGCCGACGAACTTGCGTCATGGCAGCGCCGCGTCGGAGCGCACGGCCAGGCGGGCCTTTCCATCCGGCACCTGCAGGAGCTTCGCGCGTGAACATCGAAGAACTCGCCCGAAGGATCGCCTTCATCGCCGCCGCCGTCTGCGATCATCCGGAGGATTTGATCTCCAGCGAGACGCGCCTGCGCGAAGACCTCGGCTGCGACGACATCGACATCCTCGAGATCGTGATTCAAGCCGAAGAAGTCGCCGACCTGGAACTCGACGACTCCGACGTTGAGAGCGCCCGCACGGTCAGCGATCTCGTCTCTGCGTTCGCGCGGCGGCTGACGGCGGAGGCGGCTTAGTGCGCCGGGTCGACCTGATCGCTCAGGAGAAGCACGCAGCCGAGACCTATCGGCGGGAAGCTTCCGCGCGCCGATCAAAGAACCCCGCCCTCGCCGCTCGCCTGATGGAGTGGGCCGAGGCGTCCACTCGCCGAGCCGAAGAGCTTCGGTGCGGTCCTTTGTTCGGGGGCGATGAAGCATGACCCAGGACATCGAGATCAGGGCCACGATGGGCCGCGGTGTGCTGCGGTTGACAATCGAAGCCGAGGCCGAATGGGTTGAACACGATCCGCAGGCCGCGCGCGACGGCAAGGTCATCCCGTTCCGCCCGCGTGAGTCTCGCACTGCAGAACACCCGCCGACGCAGCCCGCAGCCGCCACCACCTTCCGCCAAGCGGCCGAAGCCTACATCGCGGCCAACCGCAACTCATGGAAATCGGCCAAGCACGCGGAGCAGTGGACGGCGACGCTGGAGCATTACGCCTACCCGGTGATGGGCGACCGCAGCGTGGCTGACATCGACGTCCCTGCCGTGCTCGAGGTGCTCGAGCAGCCGGTCGAGAACGACGCGACGTTCTGGAACGCCAAGGCTGAGACGGCCAGGCGCGTCCGCGGGCGCATAGAGACGATCCTGGACTACGCGAAGGTGCGCCAGCTGCGCAGCGGCGAGAACCCTGCCCGTTGGAGCGGCAACCTCGAAATGGCGCTCCCGGCCAAGGGGCCGAAGGTCAAGCACCATCCGGCCCTTCCATATCCCGACGTCGCCGCCTTCATGGCCGCGCTGCGCACTCGCGACGGGGTCTCCGCTCGCGCTCTGGAGTTCTGCATCCTGACCGCGGTGCGGACGAACGAGTGTCTAGGCGCGCGATGGTCCGAGATCGATCTAGCCGCCAAGGTGTGGACGATCCCCGGCGAGCGGATGAAGGCCGGCGTTGAGCACCGCGTCCCGCTGACCGACCGCTGCATCGAGATCCTCGGCGAGCCCGGCGACGGGCTCGTCTTCCCCGGCCCGCGCGGTCAGCTCTCCAACATGGCCCTGCTGTCCGTGCTGGCGCGCATGGGCCGCGACGACATCACCGTGCACGGCTTCCGCTCGACCTTCCGCGACTGGGCGGCCGAGGCCACCGATCACCCGCGCGAGGTCGCCGAGATGGCGCTCGCCCACGCGATCGGCAGCAAGGTCGAGGCCGCCTACCGCCGCGGCGACCTATTCGAGAAGCGCCGTCGCCTGATGGATGACTGGGCCACGCACTGCGGCGCGCCATCCGCCCAAGCCGAACAGCTGCGGGCGGCGGAATGACCGCCATCTCCTCCTCCAACCTGGGAAATCGACCCGTGAAAGAGCGCCCGATCCTGTTCTCCGCGCCCATGGTGCGCGCCCTGCTGGATGGCCGGAAGACGCAGACGCGGCGCATGGTGAAGCCGCAACCTCTCAGCCAGGGCTATACGCCGCTGATCAGCTACAATCACGGCGTCGCTGAGATATCGTTCGGGCCGCATGACGAAGGCCCCCGTGGCTTGCGTTGGTGGCGGTCGCCATACGGCCAACCGGGTGACGCGCTTTACGTCAAGGAGACGTGGCAGGCCGACGTAGAGGACGCCCCACTCAAGCCGTCCGAGATAAAGCCCGGCCGCCCCATCTTCTACGCTGCCGGCGGCGACAAGAACCGCGGCGCGCTCGCGGTCCAGTCCGGCGGCTGGCGACCATCGCTATTCATGCCCCGCTGGGCCTCGCGGATCACGCTGGAGATCACCGGCGTGCGGGTCGAGCGGCTGAACGACTGCAGCAAGACTGACGCCGAGGCCGAGGGGCTCGTTCGCCTGCCCGCCACCGGCCGCTACGCCATCAGCAAGGGCGATCAGTACTTCGGCGCCGCCTGGTTCGACCCGCGCGCGGCCTACCAGGCGCTCTGGGAACAGATCAACGGTCCCGGCTCATGGGAGGTCAATCCCTGGGTCTGGGTGGTCGAGTTCCGCCGCGTTGAGACCGCCACCGCAGCCGCCGCCTAGGGCGGATGTCCGCACCGACAACCCCATGAACAGGCCCCCGAAAATGCGCTTCGGATCAGTGTGCAGCGGCATCGAAGCCGCCTCGGTGGCCTGGCATCCGCTCGGCTGGACGGCCTCGTTCGTCTCCGAAATCGAGGCGTTCCCGCGCGCCGTCCTGTCCCACCACTACCCGGGTGTTCCGCTGCATGGCGACTTCACGACGATCAAAGCCGGCGAGTACGAGCCAATCGACCTTCTGGTCGGAGGAACACCTTGCCAGTCTTTCAGCGTCGCGGGTCTCCGAGGCGGACTGGACGACGAGCGCGGCAACCTGGCGCTCGAATATCTTAGGCTGGCTGACCGCCTGCGGCCCCGATGGCTGGTTTGGGAGAACGTCCCCGGCGTCCTGTCGTCCAACGGCGGACGGGACTTTGGTTCCATACTCGGGGGCCTGGTCGAACTCGGGTATGGGTTCGCCTACCGAGTGCTTGACGCTCAGTTCTTCGGAGTGGCCCAGCGACGCCGCCGTGTGTTCGTTGTCGGATACGCTGGAGACTGGCGACGTGCCGCTGCGGTTCTTTTTGAGCGCCACAGCCTGCAAGGGCATCCTGCGCCGCGCCGAGAAGCGGGGGAAGGCGTTGCCGCCTTCGCTTCGATTGGCACTGGCGAGTATGGCCCGGGTGTAGGCTCGCTCCGAGCTAAGGGGGCGGACTGCGGCGGCGGCAGCGAAACCTTGATCGCCCACGCCTTCGACGCCCGCCAGAGCGATGTGATCCAGTACGGCGACTTCGCCGGCCCGCTGGATACGGACGGCCACACGATGGCCATCTGCTTCTCGAGCAAGGACCACGGCGCCGACGCCGAACTTGACCTTGCGCCCACGCTGCGGGCTGGCGGTCACGACGGAAGCCACGCCAACGCTGGCGTGCCGCCGGCGATCGCCTTCGCGCTCCGGGGCCGTGAAGGCGGGGCCATGCCAGAGGTCGGGGGCGAGGTGTCCAACGCGCTGCGCACGCCGGGCGGTGGAGCGAGCGTCCCAATGGTCGCCGCTTCGGCCGTACGCCGCCTAACGCCCCGCGAGTGCGAGCGGCTCCAAGGCTTCCCCGACGACTACACCCTGATCCCCTGGCGCAAGGGCTTGGCCCCCGACGGTCCTCGCTACAAGGCGCTGGGGAACAGCATGGCCGTGCCGGTCATGGCCTGGATTGGGCGCCGGATCGAAGCCGTCGAGGCCATCGCCGCGACCGAGCTCGCAGCGTGAAAGGTGGTCTCCCATTGCGTCATCCAAAGGAACCCCGATGAGCGACGAAGCACACAGCGGCTGGGCTTTTGCGGCTGTCTTGATCGCCCTTCTGTTGATCCCCGCCGCTTGCTCCGTGGCGCTCGCCTACGCGCCCGAGCAATGCCCGAAAGCCAAGGCCGAAGGGGCGGCGCCGTGACGGACAGGCTTCGCCACCCACTAACCGGCGAGCGTCACCTTGAACTCGCCGAGAGCGTCCTAGACGACTGGGCGACGCAGCTCGCCGAGGCTGATCGCGACGGCGAAGCTGCTGAGGTGCTGCGCGTTCGCTCTGCGCTCCTCGGCCTGCGGTGCTCCTTCCTGGAAAGCGAGAAGCGGCCATGACGGACAACCTCTCCGGCCAAGCCATCACGCCAGGTCAGCGCTTGTTCTCGCTTCATTGCGACCATGACGACCCGGAGGGTTCGTGGCGCCACCTGCGGCCGAAGTATCGGGACCGCTGGGAGCGAACGGCGAGCGCCTTTAACGCAGAAGCCGCCGCCACCCTAGAGCGGGTGCAGCGGGAGAACGAGATCGTCAACCGCGAGCGCAATCAGCACGCGGAAGACCTCCTGGGCGTGGGAACCGAACTCGGCCGGGCGCGGAAGGCGCTGGAGGACGTGCGCGCCATCACCAGCGAGGCGCTGGCCGACTCGCACGACGACCCCGAAGCCGGTCGCACCTTCTTTCTCAGCATCGTGCGGCTCGTGCGCAACCGCATCGAGAACGCCCTCTCCGTCCCGGCGGAGGAGCATCGAACGGTGCTCGTTGGCCGCACGCTGGACGCGGTGCTGGCGGAGGAGAGTTCCGCCAAGGCGCCGCCCGGCGATCTGACGGGCATCGCTCGGATCATCTGCGACTTCATGAACTGGCCGGAGGATGGGCCAGCGTGGGACGACGCCCAAAAGCTCGCGCGTCAGGTCCACGAGCCCGCTTACCGGGACGGCTGGAGCGACCGCGAGGCTGACATCCTAGAGCGCTGCGAGCGCGTCGCCCCGGCGGAGGCTCGTTCCGAGCAACCTGAGCCGATAGATCGCCGCGCGCTGATAGTGGCGCTCGCGAGCCTGCACGCGCCGCACCCGTCAAGCCCGTACATCATCACGTCCGCGCTGTTGGAGACCGTCGCGGACTTCGTGATCGAGCACTTTCAGCCCCTCCCCACGCCACCGAAAGCCGAGGCCGAGTGATGGCGATGACCCAAGACGAGAGGGTAGCCCTCAAGCTCCAGGTGCTGGGCGGCGCGGAGGCGGCGAAGGCCTGGAACGCTGCGCTGGAGGCGCTGCACGTCTACGCGCGCGCATCTGACTGCCCTCTTGGCCACGACGTCGCCGTTTGGTTCCGCGAGCGCCAGCACGCCTACCAAGAGGCCATGTCGGACGCGATCAGGCGGGCCGCCGTTGGGTCCGCCCAAGTCGAGGAAGGCTAGCCTTGCTCTCGCCGCTTCAGCTCGTTCTCGACGGCCTCGCGGATGAACTCGGCACGCCGGTTCGGCCCCCGCAGCGCGTCAATGCGCTCCAGCAGCGCCTTCGGCAGCCGGATGGTCGTGCTGATGATCCCAAGCGGAGGGCGCCCCATGCGCTTGGGACTAACCGCCATCGCTTTTTCTGCCAAGTCCGACATTGTTTCCGCTATCGCTTATTGACACGTAACCGCTATCGCTTATACATAACCGCTATCGGATATGGAGGCAAGCGATGAGCAAGACATGGAAGACCGAAGCCCGCATTTGGGATCGGAAGAAGGCCGAGTTCGTGACCGTCAAGCTCGCGGTGGACATCGATTGGGTGGCCGTCGCTCAGCAGCTCGGCGCCAGCGCCTACGCCAACAAGAGCGGCAAGAGCATCGCTCTCGGCGGACTCATCAAAGCGAAGGTGGTGGCGTGATGGAGAAACCGTACATCGTCGTCGGCGGCGTCACGCAGGACGTGAGCCGCTGGCAAGTTCGGAAGGTCGAGGTCGAGACCAAGGCTCGCTTCTACCTCGCGGACATGAAGCCGCTGACGAGCTGGCGGAACTCCTATTGGGACCGCAGCGAGGTGGTGGCGCAGTTTGCGACTGAGGAAGAGGCCAACGCCTTTCTGCAAGCTGCCGAGGCGGCAACGGCGGCCGTGGGGGCGGAGTACGACGCCGCCCGCATCCTGGCCGAGAACGCCAGGGAAGCCGCCCGCGAAGCCGACAAGCGCGTGCGCGAGGTCCGCCAGCAATTCATCCAGGCCAACGCCGGCGCCTAAGCGGAGTTGGGTTCCACCACACTGAGAGGATGAGATGACGAAACGCAATTTCTTCGGCGAGCTGATCCACACCCCGGAGGACAGCCCCGACGACTTCGCGGCCTACCTGGACGGGCTGGGCGGCGCTTACGCGGCGAACATCTCGCGTGACGCCTCCTATGGCTGGTGCGCGGACGTGGACATGAACGAAGCCGACATCGTGGCCGTCTACGGCTTCAAGGACGCCGCCAGCCTTCGCGCATGGTTGGTCCAGGCAGGCATCCCTGAACGCGAGATCATCGAAGCGGAAAGTTGAGCGGAGGCACGAGAAGCATGAGCGAGCTGAGCGACTATAAGCGCATCGTATCGGACCCGCTGGAGCGGCGTCTGCGCGAAGGCATTGCCGAGCTTCAGCAGCGCAACGCGGAGCTAGAGGCGGCCCTCGCCGCTATCCTGGCCGTCGCGCCCCGCCTGCCGAAGGTCCACCAATGGACGGGCGTCGCTGCGGCCGAAGACCTGTTTGACCTAGGCCTGCGCCACAAGAGCGGCCTCAAGCCCTACGACTACCTGAAAGCCTGGCTGAACATGCTCCGGCCGTTCGCCTACGCCACGCGGGACGATAGCTGGGGCGAGATGGAGAAGCTGCTTTGCATCGTGATGCGGAACTACGTCCGCACCGCAGCGGCGGCCGACCAAGCGCGCCCGCTGATCCCTGAACCCGCCGAGTAGGGCGGCGGACGCATACATCTCCTTGGAGACCGAAATGAGCGATTTGACACCCCTCGAACGGGCCGCCCTTCAAGACTGCGCCAACCGTGGCGGCACGCGCTGCAACGACGGCGGCATGACCGACACGCTGCTGAGCATCCTGTGCTCTAAGCCTTCGGTCGAAGATCCGTATGTGCGCTGGCAGGTGAACCCTAAGTCGCACCAGGACGGCTACATCAGCCTCTACACCGTCACCGATACTGGCCGAGCGGCGCTCGCTGACCCGAGTGAGGCGGAGCATCACTCCGTAACCGCACATGACCCCTCGCCTTCTCACTGAGCGCGCCGCCGCCGAATATCTGTCGCTTCCCCTCTCTGGGGTGCGCCGGATCACGGCTGGCCGCGTCGTGCTCGACGGTCGGGTGAGATGGGACCGTCTGGCGCTCGACGCATGGCTTGACGGAATAGGAGCGCGGTCGTCTTCATCGGCGGCCAACCAAAATATGACAGGCCCCGATGCAGCGCTCGAACAGTGGCTTGCCGATACGCAAAATGCTGCCAGGCGTTCATAGGATCAGGGCGCAGCGCAAGGCCTGCGTCGTCGAGTATTGGTACGCGTGGCGAGGCGGCCCGCCCATCCTCATCGCCAAGGCGCGATCGGCCGACGAGCTGGCGCGCCTGGTGGAATCGAAGTTCGCCGAGGCAGCCACCGCCTACAAGGCGGCGATGACGCCGCAGACGTCCGAAGATTTCCTCTCGGGTCTGGTGGCGAAGTACCTGGCGAGCGCGGAGTTCAAGAAACTCGGCGCCCGCACGCGAGACGACCTGACACGGCATCTGGGGAAGGTGCGCGACGGCCTCGGGACAATGCCCGTCGAGGCGCTGAAGTCGGAGAAGGCGCGCAAGATCCTTCTCGACTGGCGCGACCAATGGAAGGCCACGCCGAAGACCTCAGACGCCCGTCTGGGGGCGCTGGCGCTCGTCCTGAGTTGGGCGAAGAAGCGCGGGGACCTCAG